TTGGTTTTTGGCGAGTTTGGTTAAAGCCGGAAGAATTAAGAGTGCTTATTTGAGGTATGCGTTTATGGAGGCTAAGGAGAGCGGGAGAGAGGTTGATGTGTTTAATTTGAAAGCTAGTGTGAGTTATCAGAGTTTTGTGAAGTATTTTAATAAGGTTAAGGATGATCCGGTTATTAAGGCTATTATGAAAGGAAGAGATAGTGTTAACGAGCTGGTAGTTAAGTTTAAGATACCTAAACATTATCCGAATGCGTGCTGGGAGATTGATGCTACTAAACTTGATTTGATGGTGAAAGTTCCTGTAATAGATAACAAAGAGGAGTGGTATAGAAGGGTTGAGAGTGAAGAGTATAAGTTGGTTAGGTATTCGCTTATAGGGATTGTGGATAGATTTAGCGGAGCTAGGGTTTATACGCTTGCTAAGAGTGATACTAGCTATGCGGATGTAAGGCTTCTTGAAAAGGCTATTAGGAAACTCGGAATGCCTGAGATGATTAAAGGGGATAACGGGAGAAATTACGTATCAGGGCATTTTCAAGATGTTTTGCAAAGACTTGGTATAGAATGGGTTAGTGCTAATGCGTATAGAGGAAGTGAAAAGCCGTTTGTGGAGAGAGGATTTAGGAGTATTCAGCATTACAGTGTATTTGAGAATTTACCGGGATTTATAGGGCATAATGTTGAAGAGAGGGTTAGAATTGAAAACCAAGCGGTTAGAAGAAGTGAGAGAAGAGGAAAAACTAAGACATTTTTAAAAGAAGAGTTTATGTGGTGGTGGGAGGCTGAGAGAGTGATTGACGGGATAATTAATCATTTGTTTGAGGATAAATTTAGTATGCATGAGGCAAGAAGTGAAATTGATGAGAATTTACATTATAAGCTCGGTAGAAGATACGTAAGAAAATTACAACTTAGGGGTATATTTATAAACGGGAGATATTATGTTCCGGATAGTGAAATTTGGAATTTAGCAAAACTCGGAAGTGAAGTTGAGATATATGAGGAGATAGATGATATTAGTAAAGTTTATATAAGAGTTGAGACGGCAGATGGTGAGAGATTTATAGAAGCGGTTGATGAGGAAGTGGCGAATATTAGTGTTGAAGAGGCAAAAGAGAGAGTTAGAAGTTATAAAAAAAGTGTGCTTAAAACAATAAAAGAGCAAATAAGAAAAGGTGAGGATAATTTAAGCGAACTGCAAGAGGAGATTAAAAGGCAGGCTATTAAGAAAAGCGAGATAGAGGAAGTGAAGCCGAAAATTAAGAAAAAAAGGAAAAATGATGAAGAGATTGTCGAGTTTATTAAATCGGTGGTCGGGTTATGACGGAATGGAGAATGGAATGAGGGATTTCGGATTTAGTGATTTTTTGATGAAAATTAACTAAAAGGAGCGGATATGGATTTGAGAAAAGAGTTTAAGGATTTTTTAGAAATCAATGATTTAAAACAAGCTCATGTAGCAAGGTCGCTGGGGTTATCTCCCGCTGTAATTTCGCAATGGTTAAAGGGCGAATACAGAGGAGATAACGAAAGCTTGGAGAAAAAGCTCTCACAATTTATGAGCAATTTTAACATAAAAAGAGTTGAAATTCAAGAAGAGATTGTTAAGACAAGAGATTTGGTATCGGCTCATTTTGTGATGGATGAGGCGATTGTAGGCAGAGAAATGGCAGTTTTATACGGAAATCCGGGGACGGGTAAGAGTGTAGCGGTTAAGGAGTGGGTAAAAGAGCATCCGGAGGCTATTTTAATAGAGGTAATTCCGGGAATGAGGGTTAAGAGTTTATTAAAAGATATAGCTAAAAGGCTCGGGATAGATGCGAATGCAAAAGCGGAAGAGCTTGTGGTATTGATAGCAAAAGAGTTTAAAAGAAGAGACGGGGTGCTTGTGATTGATGAGGCGGAGCATTTAAGTATAAGAGCGCTTGAGAATATAAGAAGAATTTGGGATTTTTCAAGAGTTCCGGTTATTTTAGTCGGGACATACGGACTTATTAAGAATTTAAAGGGAAATAGAGGGGAGTTGTTGCAATTATATAGCAGAATTAAAGGTAAGTGGGAGTTTAAAGAGCTTGATGAGGAGGATTTTAAAAAGCTTTTCGGAGAGTTTGCGAGTGCTATAAAAAGATATACGACACATTTAAGAAGAGCAAAAAGCTTATATGAAAAGGCTAAAAGATTTGCACATCTTAAGGGTGAGAGTTTAAGTGTTAAGCATATAAAAGCCGCAAGCAGTATGATTTTTTTAGATTAAGAGCGTTGCATACGGAATACGGAATTTTCCGTATTTCGAATGGAGCGCTCCAAAAACTAATAAAGGAGAAGTAATGGAGTTTTTATTAGGTGCGGTTTGCGGAGTTGTAGGGGTGATTGGCGGTATTTATTTATACGATGAGATGGTATATAGAAGAAACAGAAAAAAGATATGGAGGGAGGGATGAGAGTTATTAAATATAAAAGTGAAGAGATTATTATAAAAGAAGTCGGTTTTAAAGAAGCGAAAGAAAAGATAATGGATGAAGCATTGAAAACAAAAGATGCGGATTTGATAGGTGCGATTGGTATGATACTTAAAGTGCTTGAAAAAAGGAGAAACAATGGCTAGAAAAAAACCGGAAGTGAAAGTTAAAAAGATAACGAGTTTAAAAGAGGCCGATTCGGTTTTAAAAAGGCTTAGCGAGCTTAATAATACTTTAAAAAAACTTGAAGCCGAAACTGATGATATGATAAATGAAATTAAAAAAACGGCAAAAGAGAATGCCGAGCCTATAATTAAAGAGATGGAAGAGCTTGAGCATTCTTTGGCTATTTATAGCGAATATAATAAAGAGGAGCTATTTAAAGATAAAAAAACGATTGAGTTGACTTTCGGGCAGTTCGGATTTAGACAATCGACAAGCATTAGTGTTAAGAAAAATACGCTTGATTTATTAAAAGAGCATGGTTTTAGAGAAGCTATAAAAGTAAAAGAGAGCGTAAATAAAGATATTTTAAGAGATTGGTCTGATGAGAGGCTGGCTTTGGTAAATGCTAAAAGAGTTGTTAAGGATAGTTTTTGGGTGGAAGTAAAAGAAAATCCGGTTGAATTTAAGGAGTGAAAATGGGTTTTAAAGAGTGTTTAGAGGGCGTTTTAAAATATGAGGGAAATTATTCTAAACATAATAGCGATATAGGCGGTGAAACATTTAGGGGGATAAGCAGGTTTTATCATAGTGATTGGGACGGATGGGAGATAATAGATTTGGTAAAAGAAAAAATTGACGGAATTAAATTGTTAAAAAGCGGAGATATTACGGCGGCTCTCGGGAGTGCTTATAATAATAAATTAAATCAACTCGTTATGCTTTTTTATAAAGAAGAGTTTTGGGATAGAGTTAGAGGTGATGAGATTAGCGAAATTGATGAGGATATTGCTTGTGAGGTTTTTGATATGGCTGTTAATATGGGAGTTAAGGCGGCTATTAGAAACTTACAAAAAGCGATTAATATAACATATGGAGAATGGGTTGATGCTAAAGCGAAAGATTTTATAACGGTTGACGGGATTGTCGGAAAAGAGACGTTATCGGCATTAGAGATTATAAAAGATTATGACGGAATGTATGCTTTAGCGGAGTGTTTTAGAAAACTAAGGGCTTTGAAATATGCGCAAATAGTAAAAAACAATCCTAATCAAGCGGTATTTATTTACGGATGGTTAAAAAGAGCCTTGAAGGTCGGATAGGTTCCGGGTTTTCCCGGCTCTTAGAAAATTGATAATTGAAAGAGTGTTTTTAATTATCAATTTTCTTCTTAAAGAGGATGAGATGACTAAGAAACAAAAAGAGTATAAAAAGGTTCTTTTAAAGCTTGTGCATACTTCTAAAATGTATAAAGAGGTTTATTCGGAAGATAGAGAGCTTTGGGAAGAGTTTTTGAAGAGAAATTTCGGAGTAAAAAGCTCTAAAGATTTAAGTATTAACGAATTAGTAAGGTTAGTTGATTATTTGAATTATAAAACTAGTGAGTTAAAAGAAAAAGCGACGATTAATCAAATAAAATATATGTGTTATCTTTGGGATAAAAAGGGTAAAATAAAAGGGGTTTTCGGATTAATAAAATTTATAAGAGAGCGTATGAGATTTAGAGTATTAAAACTTAAAGATTTAACTAAAGAAGAGGCTACTAAAATAATTATAGCACTTGAGAAATTAAAGGAAAAAAAATGATTTGTCCTAAGTGTGCTTATAAAAAAACTAGGGTTTATGCTACAAGAAGCGGACTTGTTAATGAGAGATTTAGGGAGTGTCCTAAATGCGGATATAAATTTTTAACAGTAGAGATAATAAAAGCGGATAAGGAAGCGGTGGAGTATAGGGAATATTTAAAAGAAATCGGGGAAATAGAAGAGGAAACAAAAAGATAAGTTCCGGGTTCCGAGTTCCGAGTTCCAAGTTCCGGGTTCCGTAATCAGAATTCCGTAATTTTGAAATATGTAAGTTTAGAAATAAATTTCGGTATTAATTGAAAGATCTTTTTTGTTATAATACACCAAGAGAAATTTTTACTAAGGAGCATTATGAAGATTATAAGCGATTCGGAAAATAAAGCGGTATATGAAATGTATGAAGCTAATAAAGAGTTTTTTGCATCGGATAAAAGTGATAGAAATAGCTCGTCGGATATCTTTTTATTATTAGATAAGTTTTTAAGAAATGTTAATGATGTTGAAGAGTTGGAGAAAATAGATTTACCAAAAGAGTATTTAGATAAAATAAATTTAGTTGAGGAAATGTTAAATGAGCTCTAGAATTCCTGATGATTTTTATATAAAAACTATCTATTATATTCAAAAAAGCTCTTAATAACTTCTAAAATCTCATTTTCGGTTTCTTTCGGTAATTCTTGAGTATTCGGTTTTATCGGTAAAAAAGGTCTTGCGGGAATTTTAGCGGTATGTGATTTGCCGGCCACTCCTCCGAACTGATGGATTGGGGCGTATTTTATATTTGTTCCTAAGATGAGTTTATTATTTCGGATGGTAAAATCTATGCTTTCGGCTAGAGTTCCTCTATTTTGTAAGATTTTTTTATAACCTTTTTTTTCTTTTTGTCTTTTGGTAGTAGTTGTTAGAGGAGTCCATTTTTCACCGAAGAAGCTTTCGTTTTCAAAATTTTCTTCCACCTGCTCGATTAGTGTATAGCCTATTTGATTTAGGAGAGGTTTAATATCATTTATTTTGGAGGTAAGCTCGTTTAGCTTTTTTGTGACTTCATCTTTTATTTCGACTTTTATTTCAAAGCCCATTTTTATCCTTTTTAAAATACATTAAAATTCCCGCTCTGTGTTTATCAAAAGATTTCAAATTTTTCGATTTAAAAATTGTCAAATCAAAAGAGCCGTCTCTTAATAATCTGAGTATAGTAATTATATTATCTTTTTTCGTTTTAAAAAATTTTATAAATTTGTATCTTTTTTTAATAACGCTACCGGATTTTTCTTTTACCGCCCAAATTTCATCAGGATTTGTTAAAGTCGGTAAAAAAAAGGCTAATTTTTCTTTATTGTATTTTATTATGTGTTTTATCATTTGTTCGTCTATTAAGACTTCAGTTATCGGGGTTTTTATAATATTTTTTTCTTTGCCGTTTAAGAGAGTTTTTTTTAGTATATTTATCGCTTCTTTTTTCGGTAAAATTTTCGGGGCATTATCAAACACTTTAAATTCACTTGCACTCGGGAGGTTAAAATCTTTATAATTTGCAGTAGCTTTTAGTTCTACATCTTTACTGCTAAACTTATCGAAAAACCTACCTTCTCTTACATCATAAGCCCAATCCGGCTCAACCGCATTTTTAGGAAGATTTGTTTTATCTGCGGGGGTTATTTTTTTATGTGCGGGAATTGCTCGAACTCTACATCTGCAATTCCAACCGTTCGGGGGATAGTGTGTTTGCCAGAACGGGTCGTTTTTATCAAGAACGATGCCGTTTAATGCTTTATGAGACGGTCTTGTTTTGCTATCTAAAACAGCAATATATTTTAGGTATTTTACATTTTTATCCGTGTAATATTTTTTTGCTTTGGCGACTTGATAGGATACTCTTGCATTGGTATAAAAAATAGTTTTTAATCTTCTATTACCTACGAATATTTTTTTTGTTTGTCCGGTTTTAGGATCTTTAATCTCCACATCCGCCCACCATCCTTTTTTTATTAGAATCGGTTCGAGTTGTTTTTTGAATGATTGATAGCTAAGTCCTTGCTTTTGGGCGTTTAGTATCGCTTCTTTTATATCACTTAATAAATCGAGCCTTGTTATTTTTGCGACGGTAAAAGCTTTATGATGGGCTTCGTGCATCATTTCTTTATAATCGAATGTGAGTTTATAGCCTTTATGCTCTAAATATTTTATAGCGTCTTTCGGAGGTAGTTTAAAGCTTACGATGTGTGTTATGTCTTTAGCTAAACTCATTCTTCAAATCCTAAAATCGAATTTGCAAAAATTATACTCTCAAGTGCTTGTTGTAATTTAGGATTATCAAAAGCTTCTATTTTTTGCAAAGCTTCTTCATAAGAGGAGCAATTGTTTAGTATTTTATAAACGATATTAAATTCTTCTTTAATATCGTTTAAATCGGTATTTATTAATTGTTCTTCTTGATATGTTAGGGGCTTGTTGAATTGAGAATTGAGAATTAATTGAGAATTATTTCGATAGGTTTTATTTTTTTTCTTAATAGGGATTTTTAATGTTTTTGAAATATACTCTTCATCCACTTCATATCCGGAATCGTTTAGAGTTTTTATTATTTGTGTTAATTCTTTTTTATTAACTTCATTTTCAAATATAAATTCGAACTTAACTTCTTTAAAATTCGAATTTAGTTTAATGATTTTATTTAAAAATTTCGTTACTTCTTCTTGAATGAATTCCGCATCGGCTTTTATTTTTTCTCTTAATCTTTCGTTTGTGGTTTTACTAAGAGCGTATGAGCCTTGTTTTGAGCCGTCTGATGCTATTCCTTGTCCTGTAATATAATGAGAGATTAAATTGTCAAAATAATTGATAAGAGATAAAAAATCGGCTTGATTTGAGACTTTTAGCGAATCAATTTCCATATCTTTCGGGAATATTCCAAAGCTGTTGCTTTTTAGATTTGTTAGTTCCACTAAGAGTTCTTTTATATCTTCTTCATTATCGGCAGATGTTTTTACAATTAGCGGCGGAATGGCAAGAGAGTCGAAATATTGCATATTTAGAGTAATTGCGGTATGTTTTAAAATTGCATAAAAGATTATTTTATATCCTAGATTTTCGTTATGAATTTTTTCGCTTCCGGTGTGATTGTAAAAGATTATGTTTTGAAGGGTTTTTAGGTAGATCCGTTTTGAGGTGTTTTTTTCTATAAAATAATACTCTTCTTTTAATTCGTCATATTTTAATGCAAGAGGAGAGATTTTTTTTAAACTCGGGTATAAATAATTATCCTTTATTTCAAAAGCCATATCGATAATTGAAAATCCGTAATATATCGCATCGCTTAGCATTTTTATAAGTCTTTTTATATTAAATTCTTTTAAAAATTTTTCTAAGAAAGGATTAGTGTTTTCGATTTTATAATTAAGTGCGAGTATTCCGTCTCTTCTTTTATCCACACCTTCGGCTATTTTTAGATCTCTTGTTAAGAATAGATAATATAAATTCATAAGCTTTTCGAAATCATTAGTTGCAATTGCTTCTTTTACATCGTTTATCGTTATAAAATAGACCTCTTGTTGCGTTAAAAGACTTGGCAGATTGTATTTCATCTTCACTCCTTTAAAATATACGTTTAAATTGCGTTTAAATTCGTTTAAATTCGTTTAAATAATTTAAAAGGTATCTACATACTTAAAATACTAAAAATCGTATTTAAAGCCTTTAAATGAAAAATTTTTAAGATGTTTTCTTACAAGCTTATAATCCACTCCCGCACTTATTTGAAATGCACGTTTTGCCATTTCGCTTGCATCAAGCAAATCGTCATGAGCGGATTTAGGGTATGTATCCAGCTCGTCTATTAAAAGGGATGCTTTTTTATCTATTAAGATAGTTTCATCTTTTATAAGGGGCGCTAGAGAATTTATTCTAAGTTCTTTCGGAATGTTGTTTTTAAACTCTTGAATACTAAGAGTAATTTCACTCTCTTTTGCGACTTTTTTTAAAACGTCTTTGAAAAACTCCTGATAAGCTACCGTTTCGATAGCAATTATAGTTCTTGCAATTTTCGAATATTTTATATATGTCTTAATGATTTTTTCAATCATATCGGTAGGATTTTTTTTATATCCGAATGCCGTAAGATAAAATCTTTTTTCATCGGCTTTATAGCCTAAGGAGGCAATTGCAAAATAATCACCTTTTGTTTTGCCTAAAGCAGGGTCTATTCCTATAGAGTAAAAATCGCATTTAGGAGCACTCTCATATGTTTTATAATGCGGAAATGTCAGTGTTTCTTCGGATAAAGGGATATTTTGGTATTCTTGTAAAAAGGCTTCTTTATCTTCTTGATATTCTTTTTTAATTTCATTAACATCAAGTTCGCTATCATCAAGTTTGTATGTCGTAAAATCCAATACAAGAGGAAAATTTTTGTAAAAATCGACTTCCTCTTTTAATCTTGCAAGAAGAGAATCGTGATGTAAAATTGTCCCTATTATGAGAATATTATAAAATTTTTTTCTGCTGGGTAATCTTTTTATTACCTTTTTATACCAATTGTATAGTTTGTCTCTTTGGGCTTTGTTTTGGACGTTTTCGTCATTTTCTATGTCATCAAGAATTATTAAATCCGGACGAAATGATAAAAATCTTTTTCCTCTGATTTTCGCCCCCGCACCGTATGCGGCGATTTTTACTAAAAAATCGTCTATTTTTACGATAACTTCGGTAGTGAGAGATTTAATAACTTCTATATTGAAATCTTGTTTGAAAATTTCGTTTGATATTAACTCTTCATTTATTAAATCGAAAATATCTTTTGCTAAATTTTCACTACTTGAGATTATGATTATAAATCTTTTTTCTTTTTGGATTAGTTTCCATAATAGGAAAAGATTTGAAATTAGTGTTGTTTTAGCAGCACCTCTATATGCGGTTATTAATACTTCTTTATTTGTTTTTAAGATTTTATTTAATTCTTTATGGACGAATTTTCTAAAAATTGATGTTTCTTTTTTTGCAAATTCTATATGATGAGGAAAATAGCTTTTTATAAAATAAAAAAAGTCTTTTTTCGCTTTTTTCTTATCAATCGGGTCTTTTATGAGATTTGGTAGCTCTTTTAAATATAGCTTTAACTCCTGAATATCAATCACTCACTTCTCCTATTATTTCATCTGCGTATTTACTTAAAAACTCCGCTAAGCTTTTATTTTGGGTTTTTAGAGCAAGAGAAGAGATTTTTAAAAGAGTGTTTTTTACAATTTCTTCTTTTTTTAGTTTTATTGTGTGTTTTGAATTTGCGTTTATGTTTTTTAGTTTATAGTATGTTTTCGTATATTTTTCTAAAAGTGTAAGCTTATTTGCAAGATCGCTTTGTTTTAACTCTGTTAATGCCTTATCCCATTCTTTAATAAGCTCTAATAAAAACTCTTTTTCTTTAGAATTTGCATCTATTACCTGCTCGGATAGTAATAATTCGTCCCATTTTTCTTTTTTCTTCCAATTACTAATTGTTTGTCGGCTTACACCCAAAATAGCCGCAATTTCTTTTAAAGAGAAGTTTTGTTTGTATAGTTCGTATGCTTTTTTATGCATAATTTTCCTTTAAACTTTTTACATAATCTATGCTAAATTGCTCGTTTACTTTTATAGTTACATCGTATGTAACGAAAAATTTCCCAAGTTTTAAAGGTTTCATATCCACTACTTCAAAATATTCATATTGAATTTTTAATAATTTATTTAAAAGCTCTCGGAGTGAGTTTAAATCATCTTGAGTTAGTTGATTTTTTATTATGTATATATGAAAAATATAATCGACAAACTCAAAACGATTAGGTTTTATGTGAGAAAAAAATATATACTCTCCGGGAGTGTTGGGCTCTTTTGTAAGTAAAATAAACGGATGGATTTGTTTTAATTCATCTATTTTTTTCATTATATCCATACATTCTCCCTTGTTGATACTTTAACTCTAAATTCCCCGCTATCGGTGATAATCGGAGCTTCTTTAAGTCTTTTTAAAGCCTCTTTATAGGCGTTTTGAATATTTTGCGGAACTTCAAGGTTTACACGAATAAAAACTCTATAAAGCGCAATATCTAAAATAAAAGGTTTTTGTAGTTTTTTTTCTTTTACTATCTCTTTCGTATCTTCAATTGCATTTTTTATTACATCATCACTAACATAATCCGGATTTGAAAGGATGGAGGATAAAACCTCCTTAACGGATGATACTGCTATCATTTACTATCCGGTGTTGATTTTGCTATAAGTTGCCATAAGCCGTATCCTGCATTGTGCTCCGCATCAACTCCGTATCTGAATGCAGCTCTCATAAATACCGCCTCGTCATCCGGTTTATCCATTGCCGTGAATGTGATTGGTTTTGATATTTGTAAAATTAACGGTTTTATCGGTTTTGTAGTATCCGTTAAATACCAACTTTTTTCATCCGTTAATTCCGAAGAAACTAAAATATCGGCCATGTTTTTTGTTATATTGGTAGTTCCGTCTATTTGATCCGATTTTAATATTTTTAGAGCTTTTTCTTCAAGTTGAGGCGGAATTACTAAGAGATTCGGTTTTATTTTTAAGTTTCTGTTGCTTTCACTTCTTATGCTCATAAGAAAAGCTCTTACTTTTAAGAAATTTTCTTGTGTTAAGTCTAAATTAAAAAGATTTGTGTAGGTTTTTTCTCCTAATTTATGCTCGCCGAAAAATTTTTTTCCATCATAACATATGTCGTTTTTTTCAAGCAGTCCGAAAACAAGTTCGTCATAATGCGTTTTTGCAGCTGCAGCCATTGATTGGATTCTAGGTTTTACAACTCCTAGCGTATCATATATAATATGGTCTCTATCAATTTCAATAGTGGCTTCAAATCTTTTTTTAGTAATTGTGTATTTATAGGCTTTTAAGTCTTTTAATTCTCTATCACCTATCCACTCTCTCATATTAGGTATATCACCAAGCCAAGCATAATCAACACTAATTGCTTTTGCCTTTACAACCGTTGCAACTTTATCATAATTAGTCGGATACTCTTTAAAAACTCTATTAAACTCGTCTTTAAAGGCTTTTGAAATTGTTTTTAATGTTTGTGAATTTAACTGTGCCATATTAATCCTCCCATCCTAATTCTTTTAGTAAATTGTTGTGATTGTTTTGTGTGTCTTGAAAATTGTTTTTTTGTGTAAATCCTAAAGGCTCTCTTGTTTCAAGATAGCTTTTTAGAGCATCTAAAGGCATAGCTTTTAAGGCTTCTTTTTCCGCCGGCAGGATTTTATTATCTTTAATTGCCGCATTTAAGTGAAACTCTTTTAAATCGGAGATTAGTTTTTTAATTTGCTCTTCTTTTTGGTTTAGCTCTTTTTGAAGTTTAGTGATTTGAGATTCTTTTTGGTTTATTTCTTTTTGAAGTTTAGTGATATCTTCTTTCATTTTCTCTCCTTTGTTTATTTCAAGCTCGAAATTAGGGTTATTTACTAATGCAACCGCTTCAATACTTTCAACGTGCCTATTTTCCCCTACTATAAATTCCGGTGATAAATAGCGGTAGTTTTTGTTTTTGATTAACTCTTTTCCTTCTTCGTTAAGAGTTAAGCGTGCATATACTCCGTCTTCTTTCAATTCTAAAGTGTTGACATCAAACCAACCGACAGCCGCACATCCTTTTTCGGTAAAGCAGTGCTCTATATTTAAAGGTAGATCCACTCCTTTCGCTTTTGTTTTTGCAATTGTGTTTTCATCCACAATAAACACTCTCCCATCAAAGCCGGTTATAGTGCCTGCGGGTGAAATTTTTACGACCTCTTTGGCGTTGAATTCGATTCTTACGCTTCCCATTTCCTCTCCTTAAAAGTTCTTCGTAATTTTTGAATAAATTTTGAGATATTTCGTCCAAATACGTAGGCATACCGCATATAGATAACAAAGCGTAAATTTTCAGGGAAAATTGCAAAAGAAAAGCCAATAAAGGAAGTAAAATGATAGATGCTATTTTAGGGCTAGTTGGAAAAGTAGCGGATAAATTCTTTCCTGATAAAACACAGCAAGAGAAGTTTAAGCACGAATTAGCACTTGAAATGATGAGAGAAGCTAGCAAGGAAAATAGTGAATTTAGAAACTTTTTTATTAAATATGAGGGCGAATTAAAAGATATTCCAAAGTCGATGCAAATATTAAGAACAAGTGTTAGACCTGTATTAACCTATGTTTCAATGGGAGCTTATATTTGGGGATTTTTACATCCTGAAACATTTACTCCACAGCAAATGGCTTTACTTAACAATTTACTTTTATTAATGCTTGCTTTTTGGTTTGGAGAGAGAGCAGTTAAAAATCTCGGACTAGTTGATGTGTTAAAAGGTAAGAAATGACAGAGGCGAGTTTTGCAATTAAAGATTTATTAATGCTTGGAACTATATTAGTCTCAGTTGGAAGCTCATTTGCTGTTGCGAAGTTTCAAATAGGGAGGCTTGAAAAAAATCAGGAAAAGATAAGTGATGCTGTTACCGCAATTGGCAAAAAACTAGACATTATGAAAAATGATTTTACAGAAAATAAAACTATATGCGATAAAGAAATTGCATTTCTAAAAAAAGAGGTTGATTATTTTAACGAGCACCATTTAACAAGAAAAGATATTGAGAATTTTGTCACTAAAAAGCATTGTGAAACTAGATTTAAAGAGGTTGTTCCTAAAAGCGAGTTTGAGCTTACTTTACAAAAAATTGACTTAAGGTTTAAGCACCTTGAAGAGGGGTTAGCAGAGGTAAAAAAGGACACAAAAGAGATAAACGAAACTTTGAAAAATTTAACTATTTTTTTGCATAAAAGATTAGGAAAAAATGATGAAAGAACTTGAGAGAAAAATTAACAACATTGTCCAATTAGGCACGGTAACAGAGGTAAAAAGTGCTGATGGTTTAGCGCTTGCAAGAGTAAATGTTTTAGGTCGTGTTACAGACTTTTTACCTGTGTTTATGTGGGCGAATGATTTTGTAAAAGTGTGGATGCCTATAAGAGTAGGACAGCAGGTAGCGGTATTAAGTCCGTTTGGTAACGCAAATAGCGGAATAATACTTCCGAGTGTGTATAACAAATCTTGCAAAGAGCCAAGCGGGGCAAGTGATGGTAATGTAGTAATTGATTTTAGCGGCGGAGTTAGGATTGATAGTGACGGGGTTAATTTAAATATTTTTGCGCCCGGATTTTTAAATATTGCCGCAAGCAGTGGGATTAATATAGCAAGCGGTGGAGAGATAAATATTAGAGGAAGCAGGATTAATCTTAATTGAGAATTGAGAATGGAGAATGGAGAATTGAGAATTGAGAATGGAGAATTGAGAATGGAGAATGGAGAATGGAGAATTGAGAATGGAGAATTGAGAATTGAGAATGGAGAATGGAGAATTGAGAATTGAGAATGGAGAATTGAGAATGGAGAATGGAGAATGGAGAATTGAGAATGGAGAATGGAGAATTGAGAATTATGGGGGGTTCGAAAAATCAGGGTTTTGTATAAAGGGGAGAAAATGAGTGCAATGACAAGAAAAGGCGATGCCTTAAGCGGACACGGATGTTGGGGCGGGCATGTAATAGCTGAGGGTAGTGGTAATGTTTTAGTAAACGGCATACCTGCCGCAAGGGCAAACGATAGCTCAACTCCTCATACCTGCCCCGCAATTCCAGAAACACACAGCGGGGTTATGGTAGGAAGCAATAGCGTATATGTAAACGGAAGAAGCGCACAAAAGGTTGGTGACGGGGTAAGTTGCGGAAGCACTCAAGCAAGCGGTAGCAATAATGTATTTATAGGCGGATGATGAAAAAGATAGCAACCGAAGAAGCAATTAAAAGAGTTTTGTTAACTCCGCTTAATAGCAGAGTTATGAGACCTGAATTCGGAAGCAAATTATTCGAGCTTATTGATAGGAATTTTGATAGTGAATTTAAACTTGATGCAATAAGCTATACATACGAAGCAATTGAAAAAAACTTGCCTGAAGTTAGAATAAAAAAAGTTGATGTGGATAAAAACATAATAACCGTTTATTGCGAAGATGAAAACGGTGAGTTGGAGGTTAGAGTTGAGTTTAACTGATATAAAAGAGCCTACAATTATCGAGACGTTAGATTATGAAAGTATTGTAAAAAGAAAACTAAATAGAGTAAAAGAGATACTTGCAAGCAAAGGAATTGAATATATTCCGAGTGAAGCGGATGATTTAATGACTTTAATCGAGATGGATGCATATGAAGAGATGCTTTTAACCGCAAAAATGAATGAAAAAATAAGACAACAGTTTTTACCTTTTGCAACGGGTGCTAATTTAGACAATATTGGAATTACCCGTTTTGGAGTTGAGAGATTAAAAGGCATAAGACCGAAAGCCGAGTTTGAATTTAGCCTATCATTAAAGCAAGATGTGGATATTGTCTTACCAAAAGGCTTAATACTAGGTAATGGTAAGGATATTAGCCACTTAACAAGCGATGTAATAATAAAAGCCGGAGAGTTAAAAGCCGGAGGAATTGTTGAATTAGATAAAGAAGTAGAAAGTGCGGATATAAAAACTGAAATTATCTTAACTCCTATTGCGTGGGTTATAAAAGCAAAACAGCTTACAAAATTCACCGGCGGTGCAAATCCTGAAGATGATGAGAGGTATAGAAATAGAATATGGATAAGCAAAGAGAGAAAAACAACTGCCGGAAGTAGATTAATGTATGAATTTTACGCAAAAAGTGCGGATGTCAGAGTAAAAGAAGTGAATGTAAAAAATGACGGTGCGGGAGTAGTTAGAGTTTGTTATCACGCAGATGAAGATTTAACGGATATTGTTAAAAACTATCTAAACGCCGATGAAATCAGACCGCTAACAGATAAAGTTGAAGTTGAAAAAGCAAACATTAAAGAAGTTAAAATTGAAGCTACTCTTATTGCAAAAGATATATCTTTAGCGGATCTAAAAGAAGTTAAAAAAAGATTTTTAGAGTATGAAGAAAAATTCAATATCTTCTTATCAATTCCGAAAATTTACGACCTGCTAACCGATAGCAATATTATCGATGTAGAGTTAAAAAGTCCTCTAAAAGCTATTAAAACGGAATTTAACGAAGTTTTGAAGTTTAGTTTTGATTTAGGAGTTAGCGGTGTTTGTTAGTTATATAGACGAAAAACTAAAAGCATATTTTGAAATTTCTTCACAAGATAGAAGAAAAATTTTAAATGAAAAGTATTTTGATACGAATCCGCTAACCTGCCTAAAAGAGTATCTGCCTTATTTAGCGCTTGAAGCTAATGTAGATATTGATAACTTAAGCGAAGAAGAGGCGAGAATTGCAATAGATGAGGCTATAAAATCTCTAAATTACGCAGGCACAAGCAAAAGAGTAAAAGCCGGTGTTAAGCCCTTTAGTGATGCAAAGATTAAAGAGTGGTGGGAGTATGAGGGAGAGCCTTATCATTTTAAAACCGTATTAACTCCAAGTAGATTAGATTTTTCTTTCGGTGAGAAAAACTATAAAAAGCTTGAAGGGATAATTAATAAAAATAAAAACGTAAGAAGTGTGTTTGACGGGTTTTTGTTTGAGATTAAATCAAAAAGTGAGATTAAAGAGTATTGCGCACTTAATATAAAAAGCAATCTAAAAAAAGATTATAAGTTTTATCAAAATAACGGCTTTAATGTTTTTGTAAGAGACGGAATAAATATAAAAACGGACATAAAAAAAGATTATACCTACAATAAAAAAGCCATTATTAAATATTACGAATATACAAACACCAACACAAAAATAAATTTACAAAAAACATACAAATATAAAAATCAAAACGAAGCCGTTTTTAAAGAGCATTCATTAAGTGTGTTTAATTCAAAACTAAATAGCAATGAAATTGCAATGAGCTTAAATGATAATTTTAATCTATCGGCACAAGGAGTTAACAATGTTTACTTAAATACACAATCCACACTAAATTTAACAACAAAAATATACTTACAAGGAGCGGTAGTATGGCTAGTTTAGTCGGTATCCCCCACAAAGAGGGGCTGGAGATATTAAAAAATGAGCTTTTTGAGAGAATTAGAAAGTTTGAATTGCTAAATGATAAAAAACAGCCTTATTATGCAGGAAATTTGCATAGTGTGTTTTTCGATAGCAATGGTGTATTAACCGCTATTGCGGTTATTCCGGTAGAGGAGCATTTTACGGAGTGGAACAAATGGGTTAGAGTAAGAGCGGACACGGGAGAGATTATCTGTGAGATTGAAACTCCCGCAATACAGTTTGTAAAAGGAGTCGGCGGTGAGCAGGTTATAAAAATAGCGGTAAGCGGTGAAGCGGGAAGTGTGGCTTTTAAAAGAGATGATTATGTCACAAGTGCGGAGATAGAGCAATTAATAGCGGTAGTTGCAAGTATGTGGATGCAAAATGCAATTATTCAAAAAGCACTATTAAAAGAAGAATTAAATTCAATAAAGGAGTAACAAATGGCTGATGTAACAACGCTTTTAGCAAGCGCTATACAAAAAAGCAATGAAGTTATCGATTTGGTAAAAGGGCAGTTTAAAAAATGGGATAATGATGTTAAAAATAAGATAAGCTGGGCGGATGGAGAGATTAAGAATAAAGTAAGCTGGGCGGATGCGCAGGTAAATAACCTGATAAGCAGTGTTCATAGTTCCGTTATATTTAAAGTAGAAGGTGATAGTGATAAATTTTATCCTGTAATAGTAACAACAAGCTATCAACCTTTTAGTTTTACTATTAGTAGAGATAGTGTGCATTGGGATAGTGAATGGTATGGTAGATGTTTAATTCAAATAAACGGATTTACTACGCATTGGGGACATGGTGCTAATTTTACAAGAATTGTTACTAATATGTATAATAAAAAAGAATTTCTTGCAAGAGCTTATGAAGAAAATGAAACTGGATGGATAGTTTTATATTTAAGGGGTAATACAACATATCGCTTTATAAATAATTTCGGCACTGCAACATTGTATGACTATTCTATTAAGGCTAAAAGGTTTGAACAAGGGAGCGATTGGATAGAGTTTAGAGAAGTTGGTGATGGAGCGGATACCACTTATATGAATGCATTAAAAAACTGGTGGCCTATGAGGCTTGATGTGGGTTGTGTTATAGTCTCACGTGGAGAAAATGGAAGAATAATTGATACACAACATCAATAAAGGAGAGAGAATGAAAAAAATAGAAAAAGATAATGTAGTGATTTATTCAATAGAAGAAAGTGAAGTAAACGAAATTAGTAAAGAACAGTATGTTGAATTATATAAACAACAAATAGAAGAGCAAGCAACAACTCTTGTAAAAACAACATTGCGAAAACTTGATTACGACAGTGAGGGAGAAGTTGCACTTTATGCCGCAAATCCCGATAGCGAATGGCACGATGAAGCGGTTAAACTTCAAGCTTGGATTGAGGGAGTTTATAAAAAAATGTATGAACTTCAAGATAGCGTAACACCACAAAACTATAAAGAAATTGATTTAGATAAACTCGAAGCGGAATATCCTGCTTTTGAGGAATAAAACTTTTAAGGAGAGGAAATGAGTATAGAAAGAGGAGTAGTTAGCAAATGGCAGGCAATAGGCGCAAGACCTGTTAGAGTTTCTGCGACAGAGCCTATTGCTATTGTTTTGGTATCTAGTGAAGTAGAAGAAAATGAGATGAGATATTTTGATTCACTGCCAAAAGCATTAGCTTACTATCAAGGCAAAAGAACATTTGAAGATTTAAAAAAGGCAATAGAGACTGATTTTAAGGGTAATTTATTTAAATACCTTGTGTGGGTGAATAACAAATACGAAATTATCGTCCCTACAATTATTAGCATTGCAAAATACAGCGAAGATGAAAACGAGCTAAAGACAAACATAATAAATGCAATAGCCGAGCTAAAAAAAGCACCTGCAAAATTTAAAATAAGACCGGACATTATAAGCGTGCCCGATTATACTACGGATATTGATATAGCTAAACAATTAACGGCAACCGTTGATTTACTCAGGGCAAGAAGCTTTATAGATCTTGATGCGGTTGACGGAAGCGATGCGATTAAAAAAAGAAGTGTGTTCGGAAGCTATAGATTAACGCCCGTATATTGCAATATAAAAGATTGGAATACATTAATAGATGATAGCGATATATTTAGTGCTAATTTTGTTTTGAGTATTTTAAGATGTGCGGTTGATGCAAGCGATACTACAAGAGGTGTCGGATGGAGTTATAGTTTAAGTAATAAACTCTTACCGGTTGCGGAAGCCAGTAAGGATATAGATTTTATTTTAGGACTTGCGGATGAGACGGATTTAATGACAAGAAATCAAATCACTACATTCATAGAATTTCAAGGTATAAGAGTTTGGAATTATCAAACTTGCTCAGCTGATGCACTTTTGCAAGATGCTACAAGGGTTAGGATTTTTGATAAGTTGACTTTTGCAGTGTTGCCTGCAATATTCCCGTTTATTGATAGCGATAGAGGAGTAAAAGCGGTAAAAGAAGCAAAAGATACAATCCGTGCGTTTGTAGCGGATATGATAGGAAAAGAGGTGTTAATCGGCGGGATAATTGAACTGGATGAAGACTTAACGACACCGACGGCTATTACTAACGGAGAGTTTTATTTTAAAGTTTTAGCCCAAGAAAATCCGAAACCTACAAAAATAGCGGTTGAGTTTAATAGAGTTGATGCATTCTCAAGCGTAGTTTATAAAGTTATTAATAGTTAAAGGAGAGAAGATGTTACCAAGTGCAAGCTCAAAATATAACTTTTTTATAGAAGGCGTGGGATTTATAGGTAAAGTTGAAGATTTTAAAGAACCGGACATCAACACCCAAAAAGCGAAAACTCCGGATGGAATTGAGCAGGATTTGCAAATACTAGATCCGGAAGGTATGAAAGCGGAAGTTAGCCTTCTTAGCGTAAATAAGGTTATTTATGATGCAATCAAAAAACAAAACAAAGCAAAATTCGTAATTAAAGAAGTAGTTGTCGAAGATGGTAAAAATGTAAATATCACACACACAATTACCGGGAATTTCAATACCGAAAACGACACCACAAAAACAAAAGAAAACAAAAAGAAAAAAATAAAAATAAACTGCATACAATACACAAAAGAACAAGACGGAAGCGAGGTAATCTTTGCGGATTTAGAAAACAATATCTTAAGAATTAACGGCAAAGATGTGATGGAAGATGTTAGAAATGCGATTATATAAGGAGTGTGAATGAAAGAAGTTAAATTAAACAACGGCAAAATTATAAAGATAAGAAGCCCGAAAGTTAGAGATCTAAAGGCCGTAAGCCATATAAACGATGAAATCGAAAAAGAAGAAAATCTAATAGCAAACTTAACAGGCCTTAGTATAGAAGAACTTGATGAGATGGATTTAAGCGATTATAAAAAATTGCAAGAAGCTTTAATGGGTTTTTTATCTTAAATTGGGATAAAAATCTCTTAAAAGGCATTGCCTTAATAGGTAATGTCTTGCATTTTTCTTATAATGAAATACTTGATATGGAAGTTGAAGAATTTATCCAGTTTATTGAGGAAGCAAACGAATTAATCAGAATCCAATATGGAAGCTAAAAAATAAGTTATAGGAGTAGCAAAAATCCATCCTCCTATAATTGAAAAAAATGCAGAACCGAAAATAGCAGTGTAAAACTCGGTCCCTGTTAAATAAGTATATAAAAACAAAACAATAAAACTAAGCAATATCGGTGCTATTGGCGAATCGAAAAATTTAGCTAATGTTTTCATAGGTTTATTATATCAAAAAGGCTAAAAAATGGCAAAAACACTTGGAATAGACATAGTTATAGGTTCTGCTGTTGCAGGAGCTGTTAACGGATTTAGGAGTGTATTAGGAGAGACAAATAAACTAGGAAGTGCAATTGAGAAATTAAACAAGGAAAAACTAACTATTCTTGAAGAAACTACGGCAGTTAAAAAATTTAATGATAGGCTATCTACTTTAAATAAAACGCTTGATAATTTATATAGCAAAAAAAAGGATTTACAACTTAAAAAAGCACTTGCAAAAACAGATGAAGAAGCAAAAAAATTTAATGAAGAATTAAAAAAAGTAAATAAAAGAATTTCCGCACTTAATAGACAAAAACTAAACATAAAAGATGAGTTAGAAAAAGCAAAAGAAGAAGCAAAAAAGACCAATTTAGAGTTTAGAGCATTAGATAAAACTCTTTCTAGATTAAAAAAATATAAATTAACTCTTGAATTAAATCGGTTAAAAAGAGAAGATTATAAAAGTAAAATATTGGATACCATTGCAATAGGTGCTACTGTTAGTTATCCTGTTAAAAAAGCAATTGAATTTGAAAGTGCAATGGCGGATGTTGTAAAGGTGGCTAATTTAAGTGAGAAAGAGACTAAAAAAATGTCTCTTGCACTTGAAAAACTTTCTACTAAAATCCCTATTGCCGCAGACGGACTTGCAAGTATTGCTGCAAGTGGGGCTAGTCTTGGTATAGCAAAAGATAAATTAATAGACTTTACAAAGGTGGTTGCAAAAATGTCAACGGCCTTTGATATGAGTGCAGATGAAGCGGGTGAAGCGGTTGCTAAGATTATGAATGTATATGGATTAGGACTTAAAGAGACTACAAAACTTGGAGATGTGTTAAATTATATATCCGATAATACGGCAGCAAAAGCAAGAGATATGATAAATGTATTAAGCAGAATAGGCGGAACTGCTAAAATGTTCGGACTTAGTGCTAAGAATGCCGCAGCACTTGCCGATGCGTTTTTAGCAATGGGAAAACCGCCGGAAGTTGCGGCTACTGCAATAAATGCACTCCTTACAAAACTTAACACAGCCGATAAACAAGGTAAAAAATTTCAAGACGGACTAAAAGCACTAGGACTAAATGCAATAGATATAAAATTTGCAATTAAAAATGATCCTCAAAAAGCCATTATGATGGTTTTAAATGGAATCAAACAATTTGATAAACAAACTCAGATGGGAATTTTAACCGATATGTTCGGAGCTGAATATAGTGATGATATTGCTTTATTAGTAGCCGGACTTGATAATTACAAAAAAGCCTTAAAGCTTGTAAATGATGAACAAGGCTACAATAATTCAATGCAAAGAGAATTTGAAAATAGAAGCAAAACTACTGCAAATCAATTGCAACTTTTAGGCAATGCTTTAAATAGAATAGCAATAGATTTAGGAAGTGTAGTATTGCCTGCTTTGAAAACTTTTGCAAATTTCGGGGTAAAAATAGCAGATTTTATTGCTAATCTTAATCAAGAATTTCCTATTTTAGGAAAAGTTATCACTACAACGGCTATCGCTCTTGGAAGTTTTACTGTTGTAGGAGCGGCTGTAGGGTATTTCTTAACTTTTATAATCAGCGGAATTACAAGACTTAAAATAGCACTTACTTTTTTGAGTAAAGCATTAAAATTAAATAAATTAGAGCTTATTTTGCTTGATAAAGCTCATAAAATTTTTAACAGGACCGCACTAATTACAAAAGCAAACCTTATAGGTTTAAAGAATTATTTAAGTTCTGTTTCATTAAAAAGCATTTTATTAAGAACTAAAACTGTTTCTTTAACTATTGCTAAAAAAGCTTGGGGAGTTGCTAATTTATTTGTGAGTAAAAGTTTAAATCTTTTAAATAATACACTTAATCTAGTAGGTAAAGGCCTTTTATTTATAAAAGCAAATCTAAAAACAGGTGCAATTTATGCTTATAATTTTGCACTTAAAACATTAAATTTTACGGCGAAATTAACATCTAACGCACTTAAATTTGCAGGCAAATCTCTTTTATGGCTTAGTAGAGCAGTGTTTACAAATCCAATAGGCATAGCAATAACCGCAATTGCTGCCGGGGCATATCTTATTTATAGCAATTGGGATAAGCTAAAAGGATTTTTTACCGGACTTTGGAATGGAGTGAAAAATATTTTTAGCGGTGCTTGGGAATTTATAAAAAAT